CTTACCGACCAAAAGTGCCGGGCTTTCCGAAATAGTGCTACTGTCCGTAAAGGTCTTAAACTTTGTCAGCACGATGTTATCAACAAATGCGACTGCCTCAGCTAAAACCTTAGTGAAGTTTATATAAAAGGGAACAGCAATATACCCAAGTTCTACATAGTCCTCAGCAAAATAGTTCTGCTCGTCATGTATAGAAACCGAATCAGAGGGCGAGATAAACTTGAAGAAGTGACCCAGTGTCGTCCGTATACGGATATAAGAAACTAGCAATGCTGCGCTTATAGTACTAGCTTTGACCAAAGGATTAGCTACTGCGGCCCTTATTATAGCCCTAATACGGACAGTGGTAAGGTCTGCCCTCACGCAAACTGATCTCGTATCCGGAACTTCAGGACATCATATACAGTTTGTCGCATACCGGAGGAGAAGATTATTTCGATCTCGCCATCATAATCGCCTGGGGTCTGATTGAGGTCTGAAGTCCCCCAAACCACAAAAGCAATACCTTGGGTTGAGGTTGCCCCGGGAATAGTCATAGTTCGGCTAAGCACCACGGTACCCGTAGCCAGGGACTTCAGATGCAGCGTGGCTGTAGCACCGCTCAGGTTGATAGCTGCACCTGTAGCATCGTCAGTCAGAGTAACCTGAATCTGAGGCCCGTTGTCATTTTTAACCAAGCGGATGCGGGTATCGGTTATGCGGGGGTCCATTGGTGCCTCCTACGCGAAAGGCGGGAATCGCATGGCGAGCGTTCCCCGGAACACGCCTAGGTTAGACTGGGCGCGAGCTTCGGTCAGGGTGAATAGGAACTGCTTGGCATGGTAGGTAGCCAAAGCCTTATCTGCCCACTGAACTTGGGGCAGGACAAGTAAGGTCTGCAGAGCATAGTGCAGGATGGGTAATTCATACTCATCAAACACAGCCTCATCCATCTCAAGGGCTGACCGACTGGGCTTTAGTGCGTAGATCATCCGTATGGAATAGGTCTTGCTCGCATCCGGGGCCGGAAGCACTACGTACCGATGAACATCCACCTGCGCCAAAGAACGTGGTTCGGTGCCATTCTCGGCTATGGCCGTGGATGTAGTGGATAGAATTGGCCACTTGGGGTAGAGCTTGGTAGCCGCATCAAGCGTCAGCACTTCTAAGGCGCTATCATTAAGCGTGGCTAATAGCACGGAATGGACAAGTGTATCATCCGGCTTGTTAAAGTTATACTGGTAAACGCCGGGAGTGAGGTTGAAGGATGGCTGTTCATAGCGCCAGACCAAGGCCCGCTCGCAAACCCGTATAGCCGCGTCACGGACGTACTGTACCAGCAAAGGGTAGGGGCACCCCGGAACGCTGGCGCTAACCTTAGCAGACAGGGTTGAGAAGGCTCTGGTCGTCATTGTGGCCTACCTGCTGCCATGGGTGGTGCCGGAGCATTCTCATTATCAATCAAAGCCCGCTGCTGCAGATCAACCCCAAGGGCCTGCACAAACGAATCATAAAAGAGCTTTGCCCGCTGAGAACTTACATGCTCATCATCAATGGAGGAGGCCAACCACACAACACCGTCAATCACGGCGCCGAGGTAGGTTTCCTTGAGGTAGGGGATAGTCTGATTGATGGTGTAGCTGCTTGGTTCCACCACATACTCAGCAGTCGCCGTCAGATTGGCAATAGGACGCGGATACAGGAAAAACTTGGTGGCGTTACGCGGATGCCGGATGAAATTGAACGGAATACCGGATGGGTCTGAAACCCATATGGGATAAGCCCGCTCAAGGATTTCCCGCTCAATTTCGCTGACAGCGTTGAAATTGTCTATATAGTAAATCTCAACCAGCCTGTGAGCATCACTTGGCAGGTCCTGAATAACGGTATTAGCCGTAAGCGGAATACTGGTGATGTTGGTAAACAGGTCTGGCCGAAATACAACGACGCGTTTAATCACCTGATTCACGTACCCAAGCAGGTCCGTGTCAGAGTAGCGGTACGGAGATTGGGTATCCTGAAGGAGCTTCCGCGCCTCCACGATAACTTCCGCAGGTGTCACGTTGGCAGACCCCTTGAAGCCTCAGCATTGAGAACGTCGTTAGTATAGCCCGGCTCGTCAGGGATGTCATCCGTAAATAAGTTGAGCGGCTCACGCTTTCTACGGCTACGCCTTGCAGCCACAGCTTCGATAGCTGCAGTGGGGATAAACCGCTCTGGGTAAGCCTCCTCCTCAGTCACCTCATACACAGATGGGTTATTGGCCAGGATCGGGTCCCATTCAAAAATCCATCCGTCCTTGCGACCTTTGAGGTATCGGATGCTCATTTCCTAGGCTCCTTACGCTTACCTGATGGGGATACCGGCCAGGATTGCCGAGTAGGTCCGGTCTTACGAGTAGCCATGGTGGATTTCTCTGTGGAAGACATCTTTGTAGCAGCAGCTTTCGGGCGGCAAGCCGGGTAAGCGCGAGACCCTTTCTCAACCCCACTGCGACCGCAAGGCTTCCCGGTCTTCACATCAACCCACTTCTCATCAAACCACTTACCAAGGCCATCCTTAGCCACGCTTTTTGACCCGATTATCCGAGCCTCCCCACGTGCCGCCGCGTTTCTTATACTCCTTAGCAGCCCACGCATTGGCATAAGCACTAGGGTATACATCAAACTTCGACTTGGCCTCAGCCTTCACGCGAGACCAGAGGGCGGGGTTCTTGGGGATCGACGCGGCCATCAGCAGTTCCAGGCCCGAAGGGATTTGTTGATCCGACTGTTTGGATCATTGGCCGTCTTAGCCGAGGTTAGCTTGGCCTTCATACCCTTCATGCGGGCACAGAAACTATCACGACGCGGCCCACCCTCTGGCTGCGGGGCCTTGAGGCCCGGCTTGCCGGGATTGGCGCGGTTGTAGGAAGCACGACCCTTGGCGTTCAAGCCACCCTTCGGGTCCTTACCTTCCTTGCGCTGCCATGCGGGAGTTTTGGCCATTATGCGTTCACCCCTTTGATAACAACGAAGTTGAGCACGGGCGTATCGGGTGAGGTAGCTGAGTTGCTGAAGTTAGACACCGTGATCTTACACGATCCCGCAGCTACCGCTGTTACAGTAACACCATACTGAGCCGAGGTAAGCCCTGACGCGAAGCACACATGCACAACGTCGGTTGCGTCAATATAGCTATTGGTCAGCGTGAACTCATTGGAGCCGTGGCCCGATATCGCAGTAGTAGCAGACAACGTGATCTGGCCGCTGACCTTGTTCAGCGTAACCCCGGTAGTACGGCTTGTAGCCTGTGTGACCGTGCCGCCCGTACCCGACCCGCCGTAGCCAAATGGGGCGGTAACCACCACTTCACCCGTACCGTTAGGGGACAGGGTCAGGTTCTGGTTGGTCGTTATGGTAGATAGAATACCGCCGTTGATACCAACGCCATCAGCAATAACCTTGCCGGTACCTTTAGGAGTCAATGTAATGCTTATATTAGCATCGGTGCCATCGGCAGTGAACGTCGTGCCAACCAGATCAAGGTGCGCAGCGGCATTAACAGTGCTGAATGTGGTGGCATCAATAGTGGTAAACTGGGCCGTTGGAATTACCACCACACCCGTACCGTTAGGCGTCAGAGTGATATTACCGTTTGTATCAGTGGATGAAATTGTGTTGCCGTCGATCTTGATATTATCAACCGAGATTGACCCTGTGCCAATTTTCAATGCGGTTGCGACGCCGGTGCCGCTATAGACAACCTTCTCAGACGCAGCAGGCCCGCCATCCACATGCAGCAGTTGGCTGTAGGTGTCCTTAATCTTATTACCGGTAAGGTTAGTGGGCATGGAAGACTCCTACATAAAAAAGTAGATAGGGGCCGAGGCCCCTATCCATTAGGAGACCGTTGCGCTGAACGGTGTAGCTTCAGAGCCGGTAGCGATAACCGTACCGGTAACACTGAAAAATCCAGCTGCGACATCAACGATGTTGATGCGTTCACCGATCTTCACCGAACCAGTGGTGGTGCGGTTCAGAGTAATGGTGTCGCTTGCAGCCACAGTACCAAAGGTGGTCGCGGTACCATCGGCGTTATCAACCACGGTCAGAGACCCGGAGAGAACGTCGGTAGCGTTAGCAACCTTGACGACGTGGCTGTTACTGGTGGCAAGAGCTTTCGTGACGAACGTGTACACGTTGCCCGTACCAGTAGCTGCGGGGAGGGTAACCGTCGAACCGGTGGCGGTATCCAAAGCGATGATCTTACCGGCATGGGAGGCGGCGGTCACAGTCAAAGTCGAACCGGCGGAAACCGGAACAGCAATGCTGGTAACCGTACCAACCACGAGGCTATCAACCTTCACTTCAATAGCGCGTAGGTTAGACTGCGTAATACCCGTATAGAGAGCCATTTTCTATCTCCTATGAAGGAGTGGGGGCCGAAGCCCCCACCGGATTACGAGCTAGGGATGCTACCCTGATCGGCGCCCATGTCGATCACAGCGAGCTGAATCTTCACACGGGCCGTGTCAACGTTGCTGCTGTTCATGGTCAGCAGCACGTTGGTAGCAGCCGTAGCAAGATAAGCCGCAGTATCGGCATAACCGCCAACAGTACCAACCGTACCATTCAGATCGAAACCGTCGATCCAGAAGTCGGTGGTGCCGCCGCCGACACCAACGTCAATGTTGGCAGCAGCGCCTTCGGCCTTCACCAATGTCGCAGAGCCGTTCAGAACGAACGTACCCTTTGGCAGCGTGAAAAGGACGAGGGTGTCGGTGGAAGCCAAAGCAGCCACACCAGCAGCCGAACGAGCAGCCGCGATCTTGGCAAAGTCAAGATCAATTTCGACTACCGTGAAGCGGTTGGTGTAGGTGGACGGGTAGGCCGTGGAGCCCTTGTTAAAACCATACGAGTCGGTAAATGCGGTCATTTCAAGTGCTCCTTATGCAAAGGTCACAACGGCCTGAGCCAGAGCTTCTGGCTTCACGACCTTGTACCCATAGACCTGAAGGCCACGGATGATATTACCGAAGGTCGTCTCCGAGCGGATCGTTTCCATTTCGGTCATCTGAGACGCAAAGGTAAAGCCCATCTTATGGCCACTGATGATGTTGTACTTCCCGCCA